TTAGGTTTAAAGAATAAATACATTGGTCTTAGCGAAACATTAAATACTGCTGTTGGTGAATCCTCGGATGCATTTAAAGAGTTATTTAAAATTTATACCGAATATAAAGACCTTGTTGCAAAGAATGAAGCAGGAGATGCTGGCACTGGTGCAGGTGGCACAGGATCTGGCACTGGCAAAGGTGATGGAAAAGGCACTGGTGATGGAAAAGGCGGAACAGGTGGTGGAACTGGTAGTGGAACAGGCGGTGGAACTGGAACAGATTCAGGAGTTGTTCAAATTGGTAAGGGTGGAATTGTAACCGCTAGAGGAATGGCTCAGGTGATGATGGCTAATTACCGAGGTTCAAATGGTGCATTTATTCTTAATAATCTTGCCGCAGCTTTTGAGATGGCAAAAAATAACAAATCAAAAGAAAACATACTTGTTATTTTTGCAGATTTTTTAAAGAAATATCCAACACTTACTAATGCAGCAAACAAAACATCACTAGCAATTATAAAAAGTCTTTATGTACAAGGAGCTGACGCTACTGGACACAATGGCTACAAACTCCGTGAGATGGGTGGTCCTATTCCTTATGGCGATGGTGGAGCAACCCATGGCCCAGTTCAACAGGGTATTCCGGCAGTTCTTCATGGTGGTGAATATGTTGTAAGAAATTCAGCCGTTAAGAAATATGGTTGGGGAATGCTCCAGAATATTAACCAAGGAACATATCAGCCAAAACCATTTGAAAATGGTGGAGTAATTCCTGAATATAAAATTGGCGGTGCTGTAAAGGGCGGTGCTGGTAAGAAAATTGTTGATCGTTCTAAATTAAATCCATTTAGCGATGTGAACTATAAGCCAAAGAGTGAGCCAGTAAAACAAAAGAAAGGCTTCTTAGACAAGATTCAAGGCGGTGTAAATTCAGTAATGAATACAGCCGCTGACTTTGTTGATTACTCTGGTAAACAAATTAAGGGAATGACTTATGATCCGATAAAGAGAGCGCAAGAAGCATCTCTCAACCCATTAATGAAACTTTTCAAAGTTCCTGGATCTAAAAACTTAAAGATTGCAACTCCTAAGCAAGCCGCGCTTTCTGGTTTTGAAACAGGTCTTGGGATGTTTGGTGGTCCAGCAATGCAATCCGTCATATCAAAGATTGCGGGCATTGGCTTAAAGGGTGGTCTTGGACCTCTGGATAGACTAGGTGCAAGTATTGCGAATAAGATTGGCAACAAGCCTGTTGATACAGGTAAACTACTGTACCCAGATGCTCTTGATATGGTATTTAACCCATCTACAAAAGCTTTTGAATTGCCAACAGGTCTAAGACCAAAAGTAAATCCTGCTCTTAAAAAACCAACAGCCAATTTAGAATTATTTAGGAAGCCAATTGTTCCAGAGACAGTAAAATTTTCTAGTGTTGAAACTATAGGAAGTTATGAAACTACTTTAGCTGAAAAATTTGCTGACATCTATGATATTGGGGGCAGTAAAGTTGCCTTCGGCGTAGATAAGAGATTCAAGGCAAGTAATCCTCTTGTTAAGACTTTTGAAAGAAATCCATACAGCATATCTCCTAACTCTAAAAACCCTGTAAAACTTGCTAATGATTACATGCATGCAACTCATGCAAATATTGAGGCAAAAGGTCCCGCAACTCAGGTTGATGCTTTACTTTATGCTTTGACAAAGGGGGATGCAAAAGCTGCTGTTGAATTTAATGCTCTTGTTGCTAAAGGTAGAATGACTGCAAAACAGCCAAGACCAGTGGTAACATCAGTTCAGGATATTGCAAAAAAATATCCTACACTTGCTGAGGACATGATAAAAATGGGGCTTGATAAGTTTGACCCTAAAGATTTATATTTTGTTCATGAAACGGCATATAACCCAGGAGTTGATAAATTTGGAAATCTTAGCCTAAGAACAAGATCTGATTTTGATACTAGCGTACAAGATAAGATGTCTATAAATGGACAAGTTTCTACAAGAATGAACGATTTTTATGACTATGCTTCCTTAGACCCCATTCAGTATGCTTTAACAGAAAAAGAAGTAAGAGCTCAAGTTATTGCAGACGCAAAAATGAGAAAAAATCAGATTATTGGGGATACTGTTTACTTCCCTCAACAAGATTATTTTAGAGATACAATTCATTTTGCTTTAAATCATTTGGTTCAAGGTCATAGCTTAAGACCAAATTTAGATCAAGGTCATATAATTGTTGCAAATTTAATGAAAGTTTTAGAAGCAAATCCCGGATCTCTTTCTAATCTGTTTGGCGTAGATAGCTGGATTACTCCTAAACCTGGAGAGGGGCTGAAGATACCCGCAGGAAGTTATGACATTCTAAAGGCTGGTCCCAAAGCCGCAACTGATGTTCAAAATAATATTCTTAAAAAAGTTTTGGGCACAAATGAGTTCGGTGAATTAATTATGCCAACTAATGGGAATAGCCCATTAGTTCCTTCAGGTGTAGAAAATACAAGTAGTCCATGGGCATCTTACTTCCAAATTATGGGAAATAAACTTGGTGTAACATCTCAGATGCATTTAGAATCGGCAAGCAAAGGTCTGTCAATTGCAAAAAATAATGCGTATTATAACAACATGCCAGCAGGTTGGGAAGACCTTGCTCCAAATGAGATTGCAAGATTACTTAAAACAAGAAATATATTTAGTGGAGTAGAAAATAAACTAAAAACAATTGGAGGAGTTGACTTTGCTAAAGGTGGATTAATCCAAGGATTTGCAAATGGCGGAGCAGTCCCCGGATTTGGCTCACAAGGAATTGCTGCAATGCTTCATGGTGGCGAGTATGTAGTTAATTCTAATGCAGTTAAGAACATCGGACTTACTGCTCTTCAGGCAATGAATGATATGAGATTCAATACTCCTAAATCTCCTGCATATAGCGGACCTGTGCAACCTCAAGAAAAATTAACATCAAGTGTTAATATATATGTTGATAATTTTATTGGAGAAAAGCAATGGTTCGAATCAATGATGAAAGATTATAATATCAATGTTGGACCACAAAATCAAAAGACTGCCGGACTACAGAGTAGAACAATCTCCACATACAACGGCTTGAACAGAGGTCTTTAATGGTTGCCGTTCAGAACCAGCAAACAGGGCTTACTCATCTTATTTTAATCAGTACAGCGCAATTTAGCACCCTCACTGCTTTACAAAAACAAGGGTGTGAGATAACGGAACACGGAAGAAAATTCTCTTCAGAAATACAGCAATCTGGTTCTGATGTTGAACTGGCAAGAGGAAAGATTAAAAGATATGTACAAAAAAACAAAAGAACATTTTCTTTATCTTTTAACTATCTACCAACCCTCCAAGAGAAAACTGCTGACGGTCGAAAAGGTCGGGATTATTTAAACTCATTAGCACAAACAAGAGGACTTGTTTATGTATTAATTAAATTAGACCCTAATGATGAATATAGAGCATATACATGTTATATTAACTCATATAGTGAGAAACTATTAAGAAGAGATTTAGAAACTAATTGTGCTTATTATGATGTAAGTCTTGGGTTGGAGGAGCAGTAATGTCTGGTGAAGAAACATTTAACATAGGACCACAAGCCAAAGATATTGATTTCTATGTCGGTGGAATTGTCGCTAGTGCATATATAAACTCCCTTGCGGTAACTGTAACAGCCTCTGTAATAACTGTTGCGTTAGTCTCCTCATCCTCTGCAATTGAATCCTCATCCACAATTGCCGGTTCAAAAATTGCATTTGCCAGTTCATCAATTGATATAACTACAGCAGTTAATGCTGTCCCCAAAGAGGTCCTAAAAGGATTAATTCATTCAGATACCGTAACTACTGTTACAGCATCTGCAATGAAAGTAACTAGTGCATCATCTTCAATAGTAATTGTTTCATCACTTACAATGACTGGTACTCGTATTGCCAAAGCTCTTATAACTAGCGCAATTGTATCAACAGCGCAAGCTGCCGGTATTAGAGCTGCCAAAGCTAGTTCTGTTATAAACATAACTCATGTAGTTAACTTTACCTCAAAAGAAATTCTTTTGGCTGGTATATCTATAGCGATTCGCAGTCAATCAAATATTAATACTCCGATTAGATTTAGTCCTTCATTTGTAGATTATTCTTCTATAAGAACATTTTTAATTCTTGATGATAAACCACTAACAAATCATAATAGAGAATTGGATGTCTCAATAACACCATCTTTTATTGAAAATAGAAACTGGAATAACAGAAAGAACAGATACTACAAAAGAGCATCTGAGTCTGGAAGAAAGACATTCTCATTATCTTGGAAATTCTTGCCAAACTTTATGACACAGACTGTAGACACTAGGCACGGTAGAGACTATATTGCGTCAATCTCAGAAGACCCAAGTGTTCATGTTCTAAAAGTTATAAATCAAGATCAAAATGGACTAACCCCATATACAGAGACAAGTTATAATGTATTTGTGAGGTCATATTCAGAAACTCTTTTAAGAAGAGATTTGTCTAATGGTGTATACTATTTTGACTGTAATTTAACATTGGAAGAGGCATAATGATAAAGAATGATGTATATGGAAAACCATTGTCCACTTTCTTTAGCTCAGCAATTTCTGGATTTTCACAAGTTGTAAAACCAAAAATTACAATTAATTTATTAGATAGTAGACACTTATCAAATGTTGTAATTACTAATACAGATGTTCATACAGTTAATACTAAAGGTTCTATTGGCTATTATTTTACTAATAATCAATTAGTTAATGGTTACGAACAAGAATCTTTCCCTTGGGCTGTTTGCGATGCCAAAGAAAAAGACGGGTCAGCAATTAAAGCTGATGGGAGATTTCATGCTACCCCAGCTGTTTTGACAGATGACTATGAATTTGGTTTGTGGTCAAAAACTAAGAGTCAAGCCAATGGAGTTTTTGCATCTTCCCCAACTATAACAATTACTTTTGATGAAAGAAAAGTAAATAAGGTCAGAGTCGTAACCTCTGAAAGCTTGGGGCAGATTAAAGAGTTTAGAATTCGTGTCCAGAGTTCTACTTTTATTGATTTGCTTGATAAAACAGTAACTCTTACTGAGGATGAATACTATAAAGATTTTTATTTGAAATCTACAAATGCTTCCAATGCTTCATATAATGCTGCCAAAATAATACTTACTGTGATTTCAACAAAGAATGGAAACGATGTTGCAAGAATCCATGAGGTTGCACCAATTTACGAACTTGATATCACAGACCAAGTGATTGATTATTCTGTCTCAAGATCAAGAGATACTCATGAATCCAACCTTCCAATCGGGGGAACACAAAGTCCTAAAGTAACTATCAAAATAGATAACACTAGTAAAGATTGGAACTCTTTTAATCAAACTACTGGTTATGGCAAATATATGAAAAAAGACTTAGAAGTAAATGTTGCAACAGGGTGGAGAATTAAAAAGACAAACGACATCATTTCACAGACTCTCTTGGCAAACAGCCTTTCTAATTCGGCTACTTCAATGACAGTTCTAGATGCCGCTATATTCCCATCAGGAGGTCCAGCAGGCTCTTTCTATATCACTATTGACCCAGACAATGAGAGCCGTGAAATTATACTTTGCAATGCCGTAACCGGCGCAGATACGGTTAGTTTTCTGGAGCGTGGATATTATGATTCCGAACCTATTGCTCATGCAGACAATGCTGTAGTTCAATTTGATCCTTACGAATATGTCAACATGGGGACATACTACGTGGATGAATGGTCATCTTCTACTTCTGATATGACTGTTACAATTCAGGCTAGTGATTTTTCCAAGTTTCTTTCTGAGAAGAACCTAACAAACGGATTCCTTGTTGAAAACTCAACAGTTGGTAATGGAGTATTAAATCTCTTAATGCAGGCCAATTTCCCAAAAAGTAAATTTAAACAAACTGCTGCTTATTCAAAAGATGGTATTAACTATGGAGCAGTTGCCAGTTATTCCTTTAGTGAAAACTCAATTGATAAGACAGGCTCTATTGCGTCATTAGAGCCAGGGTTGAGAGCTCGTTTTTTTGGCATGAGAAGTGACAAATTGCAAGAATATAAGAATATAAAAGTTGATGTTCTTGAGAAGAACCTTTCTATTGAAGAAAAGATTGCTGGCGTTAAGTCTTTTGTAACACCTGATAATACAGTTCTAACAACTGAAAACCCCGGCTCTGCAGTTCATGCGCTGTCTTATAGTAATTATACATTTACATCAGTCCTCACTTCAGAAACTTTTACAAAATACTTTAATGGCGTGGTTGATGGCTACTATATTCCCTTAACTAGTGGTGATCAAGACTTAATGCTAAGAATTGCAAATGGTGGGGGAAGGATGTACCTAGATGATGTTTTAATTATTGATACAAAAAGAGAAGCAACTTCTTCTGCCGACTTCTCAGCCTATACTTTTAGAGGGAATAGTTTTCTAAACCTAGAAGCTGGTGTACCTTATCGTTTAAGAATTGAATTTTTTCATGGCGCTGGTGAGGCAAACTTCTCTATTGGACTTTACAAGGGGACTTCATCTTTAGTGTACACACTTATGCCAGATTCAGAAGTTCGCCCCGTGGTTGCAAGAGATGGGTTAGGGGGTCGTAACTCTAATGAAGCACTTGGCTCTTACAGTATTGGCAATGTTGCACTAAGTCATCATCAGAATGATGGCTTCTTATCTTCAAATGTGCAGCTGGCATATGCTCAAAGTGTTACAACTGAACAAAATAATCGTGGAATTCTTTTAATTGATAATGGGTATGTAAGAATTCCAAACCATTCATCAATTGCCATGAGTGAAAAAGATTTCTCTATTGAACTTATTGCAAAATTTCATGATGGTCATTTTACAACTGGATCTGGGGAGTACTTGTCAACTTGGGCAAACTCATCCCCATTAAACGGATATGAATTTTATTTTAATGGTTCTTCATCACACGGAATTAAAATTAAAACATCATCAGGTGTCTATTCAGCGACTGGAACCTCTGAATTTTTACCTGGTGATTTTTACCATATTGTAGCAACATATAATACTGATGATAAAAAATTAAAATATTATGTAAATGGGGTAACGGAAGGTCAAGTAACTCTTGCTGGCAATATTGTTACGCAAACTGGAGATGTTACAGTCGGGGGAAGAGGTGCTTCATTCACAGCCGGAACTGGCGAAAGTGGAATTGCGGTAGGTCGTGATTTTATATTTGATGAATTTGCTATCTATAAAAAAACACTTTCTGATACGGAAGTTCTTAATCGCTATATCTCAGCCCAAGTTGATACTCCGCAAACATTTCCATTTCTATATTCTGGCATTGGTCACATTAGAGAAGCAATGGATGCAATCACCCTTGGGGATTTGGGTCGGTTTTATATTGATGAAGAGGGATATGCAAGATATGAATCATACAATCGCTTTTTTGAGGCTTCAATAGATCAGCACGCTAATGTCCAATATACAATAAGTGATTCATCCGATATCATCAGCAGTGACTATACTAACCAATTACAAACAAACAAAGTTGTTGTTAAGATTAGTTCCGTAGCAAATATAGACTCAGGAACTCAACCTCTATGGACCGCACCTAGCCCAACCACTCTTGCGGTTGTAAAATTAACATCAGGTATTGAGGTTGATGATACATTGATCCCCGTATCTACTACCACAGACCCAGTGTTCTCAAAGACAGGATATTTGGCATTAAGCAAAACTGTCAGTGGAGAAGTTAAAACTGAGATTATTAAATATAAGTCTAAGACTGATACATCATTCCTTGAGGTTGAAAGAGCTCAATTTGATACAACTGCTTTAGCATTTGACGCTGATACCAAAGTTAGAGAAGCAAGATATTTCCAAATCAATTTTGATAAAGCCCCAGCAATAGGTGTGAACCAACCTTTTATTATTGGTATTAATGATGAAAATCCTGACATGATAAATGTTCTTAAATTTGAATATAGCGGTTATAGCGCAAAATTGATTATTGCTGCTTCTGCTGACAATGATTATGGCGCAATTGTTTATGCACAAGGTAAAGATCCAATTAGTGAAAAAGAATATTTTGCTTCAGTATCAGGCATCCCAGTTACAGTGATTTCAAATACTGAACAGGTCAGTGAACAAACGCAGCTGCTTCAGGAAAACATAAGAAAGTATGGGTTAAAAGAGTTAACAATTGATAGCCCATATATAACTTCATTAGAGCATGCTGAGAAAATTGCCAAGTTTATTATTGAAAAGATGAGTGAACCTGTCCCTATTGTTAATATTAACATAATGGCAATTCCAACAATTCAACTTGGGGATCGTATCAAGATTGGCTCATTAGATGCATTTGATATAATAGATGGAGAGTATTGGGTTACATCACAGGAGTTCTCCTATGGTGAGTCTATATCCCATTCTCTTATTTTGAGGAAGGTTGTTTAATGGCTGCTAAGTCTAATGTTGTAATAAGTGAAGGTCAAGTTACTTTTAAAAGGGTTGAGGGTCATAAGCATGATGGCCTTACTTCAAGTTTAATTGATACATCAAAGTATTCAATGTTTGACTTTATTGCTACTGAAAACGCAAAAGATGCGTCTAGGGCTGCAAAACAACAAAATAATAAAAATACTCTTAAAACTTTTATCATTAGCACTATTGAAGGAAGAGTTCTAAATCCTGAAGGTATCCGTATTCAAGCTAATGCTATTTCTGCCAGAGAAATTATTGCTGGAACGATTACAGCAGATGAGTTATCTTCTAATATTGTTTTAGTTAATAATGTTATTAGAAGTAATAACTTTATTAATAATACAGACACCAAAACTGGTTGGGCTATTTATAGTAATGGTACAGGTATTTTTAACAATATACAGATTAGAGGTAACTTGGTTGCTGGAACTGGTGTTTATGCAAATACCAACACTCCTATATTTGCAAACATAGGTGGTTATTTCTCTTTAGGGAGTAATTTTGCTTGGAATGGAAATACCTTAACGATAAAGGGAACTCTACAGTTTCCTGACGGGTCAACGCCTGGTACTTTTGACAATGGTGATTCGTTAACTGGCGGTTCTATTGGCGGAATCGTCATTGGAAACTCATCTATTAGAAGTACCGATTATGATGCAAACCCAACAACGGCTGGATTTGCAATTTTTTCGGATGGAACTGCTGTTTTTAATGAAGTTGCTGTAAGAGGAGCGATATACGCTACTACCGGAAATATTAGTGGAACCGTAACAATAGGTACTGAAACTGCGACTGCAGTAAGCGGTGCAGTAACTACTGCAAGCAGTGCTGCTTCTGCAGCAGCAGCTGCTCAAGCTACAGCAGATAGTAAAATAAATAACACACAAGTAAATGGAAATG